CGAAAGAGGTGCTGGCCAAGGCCCGCAACGCCGAGCCGGGGATCACCGATCTGCTGAAGACCATGACCGAGCAGGCAGGTGGGGAGATGTTCGGCCTGCCGTATCGCTTGAAGACGATGGCGCGGGCGACCACCAAGATCCATGACAAGTCACTGGCCCGAGGGATCACTCCCGAGGAGTACCAGATGGGAGATGCGCTGCGGTACACCGCGCTGCTGCCCGAGGCGACGTACAGCGAAGCGGTGCTGGACATTCTGGACGCTCTGCAGAGCAAGGGCCAGACGCTGATCAACGTGGAGAACTCCTGGCAGGGGACACGCGGCTACCGAGGGATCAACGTGGAGGTGCAGACCCCTGATGGGCTGACGTGGGAGTTGCAGTTCCACACCGGGGCGTCTGAGGCCACCAAGGACGTGGCCCACGCCTACTACGACATGGTGCGTGACGGCGGCACGTACACGGTGGAGGACAGGCGTACGGCGTACCGGGAGATGTTCGACATGTGGGCGCAGGCTCCGCGTCCGGTGGGTTGGGAGAAGGTCGGCAATCTGGTGGCTGCTCGTGTCCCGTTCCCTCAGCCTGCTTGGTCTGATGCGGTCAAGGATCTGATGGACAAGTACGGGCTGGATCCGCAGAAGGCCACGGAGTTGCGCTCGGTGCTGGACGAATTGTCGGTGGAGACGGATCCTCTGGTGCTGGGCAAACTGCAGAAGAAGCGTGATCGCCTGATCGCATCTGGCACAGCGGTGAAGTAGACTGAAGTCAAGGAGCGGAGAGAGCCATGAAGTATTACACCCTCACTGATTTCAGGGGGATCTGGGCGCTGTTGAAGCACGACGGCCCCCAGGTGTTCCAGTACCGCACGCAGCACAAGCGGTGGGACGAGGCACCGTGGCACCTGCCAGCGATCCTCGGGTTCGGGGACATGCAGGAGGTGCGGGAGGTGGCCGAGGTCAGCGCCGAGGAGATGCGCAAGTTGGTGGCCGTGCCTCCCACCTCGCTGGTGGCGTTCTCAGACGACCAGTGGGCGCTGCTGCAGCAGACGCAGTAATTGACAGAAGTCAAGCAATGCGTTACACTAGGGCCGCTAGGAGAGGAGACGGATAATGACCGAGAAGAAGATTCTGACCAAGCCCCAGCCTGGGGAGACGAAGGACGAGTTCAAGGCCCGTATCAAGAAGGAACTGGGCATCACGCCGTCCAAGTGAGGCGTGCCAACCGATAGTAGAGGCAGGAGGGTTGGGACAACCATGCTGATCAACGCGAAGGACTACGACTGGTCGAAAGCCAGTGACGCACACCTGGAGATGCTGGCCAAGTTCGGGTCGAAGGAAGCCGCCGAGGAGTTGAAGCGGCGGGCCAAGGGATGATCCGGCGCGTGCGCACACCGGAGGGGGCTCGCTACTACGGAGCACCTATCGGCACCCCGATTGTGAAGGACAGGTCGGGGAAGTTGCGTGCGATCAAGGAGTTGGCTGCCAACGGAGCCCCAACGGTGCACCCCTCGGTGACTGAATCCTCCACCGACATTGGCGGCAACCCGCTGGATCTGGTGCTGGACAAGATCGAGATCGTGGGTCGCAACGTGCTGCCGGAACGCAACCGGAAGCACACAGGCTGGAAGCGCCTCGGTGTGGTGAAGAACCCCAACGGGCACAACGCCGTGGCGATCAAGATCGACGGGGAGGATGAGGCCACCTTGGTGTCGGAGTTCGACTTTGATGATGAGGTCTTCCAGGGGATCGTGGACGATCTGGTGACGGTGAAGGAAACGCTCCCTGCGGATCTGAAGGATCTGCAGTTCGGCGTGTACATCCCGCACGGGGATCACATGTTCGAGGACGAGGACGGCAACCCCGACCAGTCGGTGGGCGGGTACACCATCACAGGCGCAGCCATGATCACCCTGAATCCGATGATGGCTGTGAACGCTCCGCTGCAGGCTGAGGACGGCTGGGACTGGGGCGACCACCCCCCGTTCTACGACTACCTGTCTCCCCGGCTGAGCACGATGGTGCACGAGGCGGGGCATCTGGTGTCCATGCAGAGGGGCACCATCGAGGGGTTCGGGGAGTTCCCCGTACGAGAGATGACACGTCGCACCAAGGGCGAGATCGCGGGCTACGCCGCGACCAACCCCCAGGAGGCGTACGCGGAGTTGTATGCGCAGTACAAGATCGGAGGCCCGGGCAGCCTGCCCGTGGCTGATGCGTGGGCCAGGGAGTTCAACTGGGACTGAGATAGATCCAGATAATATGACCACCCACCCGCAATCAAACCAACTGTTTCTGGAAAGGACATGATCCCCATGACCGAGAACATCACCAGCCTCCCCGAGCAGATCCAGACCCCTGCCCTGAGCAAGGAATCGGCCCAGTTCCTGTACAACCTGCTGGCCGATCAGGCGGTGAAGGTGGGCAACCCCGACGCGCAGGCCACGGTGTACATGGCCACCCGAGCCCTGAGCGAGTTGGAAGCCATCCTGAAGGCAGCACAGACATGAGCCTGACACTCTCCCAGAAGATCGCCGCATGGCACGACGAGTGGGTGAAGACGGCCACCTTCACGGTGGATCCCTCGTACTCCGAAGCCAGGGAGGACAGCCAGTACCCCGAATTGGTGGAGGACACCACCCCGACTCCAGAGTCCGACGCGGTGTACTGGGAAGGCGTGAAGAAGATCATCGCCAGTCACAAGGGATAAGCCCATGAGTACCCTTTCCCGGCTCCTGGCAGCCCCAGGAACCCCCGATAGGCCCACACCCACCCAAGGACTCTCAGGGGTCTTTGAGGAGGAGCCTGTGCCCTTAGAGGTCTTCGTGACGGGCAAGCGGTATCTGAACAACCCCCCGCTGTCCCCCATCCAGTACGACGCGGTACGCCACATCGAGCAGATCTACCTGCCCGAGACGTACCCGTTGATGGCTGAGGAGTTCGGGGACTACTGGTTGCCGAAGCGCAGTATCAACTTCGCGACCCTGCAGTGGGGCAAGGGCTCGGGCAAAGACCACATCTGTCGGGTGAGCAGTCTGCGGATCGCGTACCTGCTGTTGTGCCTGAAGAGCCCGCAGGACTACTTCTCGATGCCAGCCCAGGACATAATCCACATGCTGAACGTGGCGAGCAACCGCTCGCAGGCGTACCAAGCGTTCTTCAAGCCGATGACCAAGGTGGTGCAGACCTCGGGCGCGTGGTTCGAGGACAAGTGTCAGGTGCGTCAGGACACCATCGTGTGGGACAAGAACGTGGAGATGATCTCCGGTCACGCCGACGCTGAGTCCCAGGAGGGGCTGAACCTGATCCTCGGGATCGCAGACGAGATCGACGCCTTCAAGACCAAGGACGAGTTGCTGCAGTACCGCCCTAATCAGAACCGTGAGCCCACGAAGAGCGCCGAGGCGATCCTGAAGATGATCCGTACCAGCGCCTCCACACGGTTCCCTGAGTCCTACAAGGTGGTGACGATCTCCTACCCCCGCTACCTGGGAAGCATGATCCAGGTGCTGACGCGGGATGGGCAGAGGTCGCTGGCCAGGGATCCAGATGGTAGCCGGGAGTACGTGTCAGGCCCGCACGCGACGTGGGAGGTGAACCCACGGGTGAGGGGCCAGGAGCAGTTCAGCAAGGACTACGAGGACGATCCGGTGATGGCTCGGACGATGTACGAGTGCAAGCCTGCCCGGGCGGTGGATCCGTACTTCCGCAACGTGGACGCGGTGAAGGCGGTGTTCCGGCAGGACAGCCCGCTGGAGGTGGGCTACACCCTGGAGGACATGGGCGGGTCGCGGATCTGGAAGCCTGAATACGCCTTCGACGCCTCCCTGGTGCCGATGCAGGGCGCGAACTACGTGATCCACGCCGATCTGGCGATCAAGGGGGACAGGGCGGGGCTGGCGATGAGCCATGTGCAGTCATGGACGGAGGTGCAGGACTCCACGCTGGGTGAGGACGGGGAGGTGCGCCACTTCAACGAGTTGCGTCCCGTGGTGAAGGTGGACTTCGCGTTCGGGTACTCCGCTGATCTGCGCAGCGACCCTGCCCGGGAGATCCAGATCAGGTGGGTGCGGCTGCTGGTGGCCGAGTTGCGCAAGCGCGGGTTCGTGATCTCCCGGGTGACGTTCGACCAGTTCCAGTCAAGCGACTCGATGCAGATTCTGGAGGCCACCGGGATCCCGACGCAGCGGGTGAGCGTGGATCGGGACGAGACGGCGTGGCGCACCCTGCGGGATCTGATCTACGAGGGCCGGATCAGCCTGCCTGCCAGCGCACTGCTGGAGGACGAGTTGTTGGGGCTGAAGAAACTGCTGAACGGGAAGATCGACCATCCGGCGCTGGGCAGCAAGGACGTGGCCGACGCGGTGGCGGGCAGCGTGCTGGGAGCCCTGGAGGAGGGCGGGCAGGAGAACGGGCTGAGATCGTACGGGGACTCAGGGGCGTTCTCCACGTTCGGGCTGGGTCAGCGTCCCGAGTTCTCCCGTGGCCTTCGGGGGCTGGAGAAACCGATTATGTTTCGGTAGAGCCTAGGAGGATCGCGTGGCGGCCAAGACGACCGACTTCGAGCAGATCGTGAAGCCGAAGCAGCAGGAGATCGGGCAGGAGTTCGGTCTGCGTCAGAACCTGCCGTTCACGACCACCTGGACGCCCCCGAAGGGTCAGGGGGAGACGAGCAACGAGTTGTGGCGTCCTGACGACGACACCCCGAGCATCGCTCAGTTGGTGGAGATGCGCCGTACCGACGGGCAGGCCCGGGCGCTTTATCGGCTGATGACCCTGCCGATCCGCAGCGCGCTGAAGGGCGTGACGTTCACCCCGGCTGAGGGCGGGGAGAAGGAGTCCGAGTTCATCGAGCAGATGTTCACGCTGCCCCCGAATGGCGGCGGGATGACCAGTTCCCTGAACAGGGTGGTGTCCGAGATGCTGCTGGCGGTGTTCGACGGGTTCTCCGCGTTCGAGCAGGTGTACCACATCCCGAAGTACGGCCCGCTGAAGGGCAAGATCTGCCTGCGCAAGTTGGCGTACAGGCCGTCAGATACTGTGACGTTCCTGCTGGACGATTCGGGCGGGTTCAACGGGTTCCGGCAGCGGGCGTACTTCAAGGGTCAGGCGATGGACGTGGGGATCCCGAGGGATCGAGCGTTCTACTTCGCGGTGCAGGAGGAGGAGCGCCCGTTCTACGGGGTCAGTTACTTCCAGAGCGCGTTCTACCACTACGACGTGAAGAAGAAGTTGTACTGGCTGGCGCATCTGGCCGCCCAGAATCGGGCGGTGGGCACCCGGATAGGCGAGGTGCCTCCCTCGGCCACTGATTTGGACAAGGCGAACTTCAAGGCGGCCCTGGAGGACTTCGGGGTGATGCAGTCGATGATGCTGCCCCCGGGGTTCAAGGTGGAGCACCAGTTCCCGGGCGGGACGTTCGACTTCATGCAACTGATCAACCACCACAACTCGCAGATGAGCAAGAGCGTGCTGGCCAGTTTCTTTGATGAGCAGCAGGGCGGGGAGAAGGCGCTGGTGGACTTCGGGCGGCAGTCCGATGCGCTGTTCCTGATGGCTCTGCAGGCGATCATGGAGGACATTGCCTACGTGGTGAACGTGCACCTGATCCCGAAGTTCGTGGACTGGAACTTCGGAAGCAGCAAGTACCCCGAGTTCACCTGGGGGGCGTTCACTGATGAGCAGAAGGAAGCGATCAACGAGACGTTCAACAAGTTGAGCACGGCGGGCCAGACCATGACGGTCAGCGAGGACTTCATGTTCGAGTTGGAGAAGATCATGGCCGAGGATCTGGGGCTGAGCGTGGACTACGAGAAGGTCGCGAAGGAGAAGGAAGAGGCCAAGGCGCTGGCCAAGCAGCAGCAGGAGGCGTTCATGCAGCAGCCGCAGGCCGCTGGCATGTTCGGGGCCGAGGAGGAAGCCCCTCCCGAGGAGGAAGCCCCCGCCGAGGTGGAGGTCGGCGGGCAGTATTACAAGTTCTCCGCGATCCCCGTATCTGAGACGCTGGCTCTGGACGAGGAATGAGCCTGATCCGTAGGGTGAGGACACCCGAGGGGGCCAAGTTCTACAACGCGCCCATCGGAACCCCGATTGTGGCTGACCCAAAGACGGGGAAACTCAGGGCGCTGACGACGGCCAAACTGCCCCAGGCTCCCCTGTTGAAGGACTGGAAGCCGGGGGATCCGACAGACAGGATCAAGGCCCAGATCACGGACGTGGTGCGGGGTGTGCTGGACGAGGCAGGTTTGCCCGAGGGAACTTTGACAGTATCGGTGAAGCCTGCCTCCACGCTGTCCAAGTTGACGGTGGCTGTTCGGTATTCGCGTCCTGATGATTACAAGAAGGCCAGTGTGGCTCTGCACAGGCAGATCTATCCCTCGGAACGCAAGGTTCACAACTGGCAGTTCAGCGTGGCTAAGGATCTGCAGGGTCACGGCATCGGGGCGAAGATGACCGCAGCCCTGGAAGACCTGTGGCGTTCGGAAGGCATCGAGACGGTCACCGTAGGGGCCAACGTTGACGTGGGAGGCTACGCCTGGGCGAGGCTCGGATTCGAGTTCAAGGATCCAGCCCAGGCTGCAGAGTTCGTGTCCGACGCGCAGAAGCAGATCACCAAGTACGCGCCCATCTGGGCCAAGAAGGTGAGCCCTGAATACGTCGAAGACGTGAAGGCGCAGGTACAGGCGCTGCAGGAACGGCTGGACGCCGGGGACACGATCCTGCCTGCGGAGATCGCGATGCTGGGCTACCGGGAGGGGCTGGACGACCCGCCGTTCTACTGGCTGGGTAAGCGCGTGCTGCTGGGCACGTCCTGGGACGGGGTGAAGGATCTCGGTCGTCTCAAGGTGCAGATGGTGAAGACCAAGCGCACGAAGCAGACCTCCGAGCCACTGCCAGATGCGTTCTGGGATGCCTTCGACGCTGACGCCGAGGACTTCCAGATGCCCGAGCAGGCCAAGGCCGAGCCTGAGCAGGAGGAGGGCTGGGGGCCACATCGTCCTGCAGGCCCAGATTATGGAAGCCCGCTGTGGGCGGTGGACGCCGGGATCTACCCCTCGGATATCTACACGGACTTCCGTGCGGTGGACTACTACGGGAGCGGGGATCCTGACGGGTATCGCCGGGACTCTTCGATGGTGGACAGGATCCGTCGGATGCAGGGCAGGCCGACCCGTGAGGTGAAGATCTACCGTGCGATCCCGAAGGACGCCAAGAGCCAGTGGCGAGAGGGTGACTGGGTGACAATGGAGCGTTCGTACGCTGTCGAGCACGGGCGCAGTGCATTGAACGGGGACTACAAGATCATCTCCAAGACGGTTCCTGCATACACGCTGTGGACGGAGGGCAACAGCCTGCAGGAGTGGGGCTACCACCCCGAGGCATCCGAGCCGAAGATCGCCTACAAGGACGACTTCGCCCGTTGGTTCGCCAGGGCACGCAAGGAGAATCCCGGGCTGAGCCGCCAGGACGCCTGGGAGCAGTGGAAGGCCGAGCAGATCACAACCGACCCTGAGCAGGGCACGATCCTGGCCCAGCGCACCTCGAAGATCAGGACTGATCGTAAGATCCCCGTGTCGGATCCGCTGACCGTGCAGGACATTCAGCGGTTGGCCGCCCTGGAGGACGAGGATCCACAGCGATACTTCGATCTGCTGGACGAGGACGTGCAAGATCGGCTGTGGGAGGCTGCGCAGAAGTCCCCTGTGGGCCGCGCCTCGGATCCGGTCTGGCGGGACTGGTGGTATCACCGCTTCGAGGCCGAGGATCTGCCGCCCAAGCCTCCAAGGGGACGCTGGACAGTACAGGAGGGGGAGTACCCCGATACTGAGACGCGGCTGCGCAACGAGTCGGGGGACACCATCCTCAGCGAGGTGCCGCTGACCGAGCGCCAGCAGCAGTTGCTGGTGCAGGACTTCGACTTCCTGCTGTCCAAGGTGCCCCCGAGCACGTTCGAGAACGTGAAGCACGGGCACCTCGGGCTGGTCATCCCTGCCCAGGACGGGACGTTCGGCGCTGACAAGGTGGAGGGCGTCGATTGGAACACGTTCGGGGCGATCAACGGGTACGTGATCGACAAGATCCCGGTGATCAACCTGAATCCTGAGTTGCTGAACCGCATCGAGCCGACCTCTGGGCCGTACAGTGGCCCCCACGGCTACGGGTTCGAGATCACGAACAGCCTGCGCGGGGTGATGGCTCACGAGATGGGGCATGTGATCGACTTCGCGAACGGTCACACCGCGTCCCAGAGCCAGCAGGACTGGCAGCAGGTGATCGACACCGCGTACGGGGTGATCCTGAATGAGCACACCCGCAAGGATCCGCAGGAGACGTACGCGGAGTTGTTCGGGATGTGGGTGATGGGGTTCAAGGACTACGACACGGGCCTGCTTGACAAGTACGCGCAGCAGTTCGGCTGGGAGCAGCCCGACGACGCTGTGCTCACGCTGAGCCGTGAGGACGAGGTGCGTTCTAAGGTCAGGAGCGTGCAGAAGGTCAAGGACACGCTCACAGATATTGACGTGGGGCTGCGCACGGGTGTGCGGGCACGCATCGAGCAGGCGGTGGGGGACTACTTCGCCTATGCCCGCCAGATCGGGATCAACAACCCGATGCTGTCCCCGGCTGAGGTGTTCGCCCGCGCCGACGTGCAGGCGCTATGGGCTCAGGAAGCCGCCTCCCTGCACTCCTGGCTGGCGAACAGGATCTCCGAGGGGTTCTACAAGGGGGCCGATCTCGGACGCTCAGGAGACGCCCACGGCGTGCTGGACGAGGGCTATCTGGACGCGGTGAACCAGGATCTGACCAACTATCTGGCCACCCTGGACTCCCAGGTGCGCTCTGCGGTGTGGAACGCCTACAACCAGATCGACTGGGTGCCGTCCTACGCCCAGGGCGGTACGTCCACCAACGTGCCGCATGACACGGCGGTGAAACGCTGGGACACCGCCTCGGACTCCCAGAGCGCGGTGGTCACAGATATCAGCAGGCGAGCCCACGCCGGGATCTCGGCGGCCACTCACCGGGGCTACACCGAGGGGCAGTTGTCCACGATCACAGATACTTCGATGCTGAAGATGTGGGTGGCCAACTTCGCCCAGCCCCCCGAGCGTGGCCCCTGCCTGACGTGTATCGCCCTGCATGGCATGACGATCCCGGTGACCGAGCAGTTCCCCGCCGAGGTGACCTACGCTGCGAAGCCGCTGGGGGTGTACCGGGATCTGCTCGGCCCACCCCGGCACCCGAATTGCCGCTGCAAGTTGGTGTTCTTCGCTGCAGGCCAGGAGCACGAACCCGTATCAAAGAAGATGAACGAGTACGCGATGGACGTGGTGACCTCCACAATGGCCACCACAGGGTTCACGGCCAAGCAGGTACGTGCCCTGCCCGAGCCGCTGTTCGAGCGTCTGTGGCGGTTCCTGATGCGCGGAGGATGGTGGAAGCGGCTGTGGAAGCGACTAAGGTCAGGGTGACCGGATCCCCCGAGAAGGTCTTCCGGCTGCTGGTGAGAGCCGCCCGGGACACCGGGGAGGACTTCACGGTCAAACCCGCCTACGACGAGGCCGGGAAGATCATAGGCTTCGACGTGGCCGGGGAACTGCAGGCGGTGCGCAGGGTGCTGAAGTACCGCAAGCGGGTGCAGAAGTCCTGGGAGAAGCCACCGCCCAGCCGATAGTTACAGGGAGCCCCGTAGCAGCCATCAGGAAGGCGCAAGATGCCCCCGAAAGTGATCCGTAAGGTTCGCACCCCAGAGGGTCAGAAGCGGTATGGGCAGCCCATCGGGACGATCATCACCAAGGACATGCAGGCGGCTGCTGCCTTCCGGTTCATGTACACCCCGTTCACGGTGCAGTATTACCTCGGGGTGCTGTCCTACAACCAGTTGGTCAAGCAGGGCAAGAAGTACAGCCCGCCGCTGCCGGGGAAGCCTGTGGGCACCAAGGAGCACCCGGGGATCCCCTTCCCCGCCGACTTCACGCTGGTGACCCCGGCGATCACCGAGAAGGCGGGGCTGGCAGGGCTGTGGGGGTTCGCGCAAGGCCCAGACGGGAAGGTGTACCGCTGGGATCGGATGCCTGATTCGTCCATCGTGCTGCGCGGGGTGCCGCTGAGCAGCCTGAAGCCCGAGCAGAAGGCGCAGTTCCCGAAGCCGTTGGTGCAGGCCGACCCGAAGATCGACCCTCGCACGAAGATGCAGGTTCATGCGTGGCTGGACACCACGAAGATGCCCGATGTGCCCGAGGCGGTGTCGAAGACCACCCAGGAGATGATGGACAACACCACCATCCCGCAGGCCGAGGGCGACGAGGCACCGAGCCCGACCCCGAAGGTCAAGCCCGAGCCGAGCGCACGCTGGGAGAAGGTGGAGGGCACCACTCTCAAGGCGGTGCAGAAGTACCTCGCGAAGGAGGGCAAGCAGGCCGCGAGTCCGGTCTACAGGCTGTATCTGGACAAGCAGAGCGTCGGGCTGGTCGTGAAGGTGACCTTCAACGACGGCAGCAGTGGCTGGCGGCTGTACCAGAACGGGGCCAACATCTCTTCGGCCTCCACCAAGGCGGGTCTGCTGAAGATCGCCGTGGACAACTGGATGATGGGTCTGCTGCTGCCTGATGGTAAGGCGAACCTGCCCGACAGCACCCAGGAGGCCGAGGAGTTCGGGGTGGACACCGGGGCTCTGCCCAGCCCTGACAGTGGGCTGCCCGAGGGCACGTCGGGCACGGAAGCCCTGACCGCCGAGGAACTGCTGGCCGGATTCGACGCTGACGATCCTGACGAGCAGGTGTCCATCCCCAGCGACGAGATGAAGGTCGTGCTCGGCACGATCAAGAAGGTGCACCAGTCGAAGCCGAGCACCCCGGCAGGCGCGACGGTGCTTGCTCAGCAGATGGATCTGATCACTCCCGAGCAGGCGTCGGACGCTCTGGACTGGATGAAGGCCCACCCCGAGGACTTCGCGAACATCGCCCCGTACGACGTGGCGATCCCTGATGGGATCGAGGAGGTGCCCACCCCGAAGCAGTACGTGACGGCTGACGCTGATACGAAGTCACATCCTCTGCCGACCCACGTGAACGACACGCCAGACATACCACCTGCTGAGGCTTCCGAGGGCAGCAAGCCTCCGCTGACCGACGCGGATCTGCAGCAGTACGGGATGGATCCCTTCGCGGGGTTCAACCCTGATGCCGATCTGGCCACGCTGGATCCGGTGGTGAAACTGTCGGTGATGTTGGGCGTGCGGCAGTGGGTGGACACCAAAGGGATGACCAACCCCACCACAGGCGGTGATCTGAACTTGTTCATGGCGATGATGGGGGAGAGCATCGCCAAGGTGCAGGCCGCGTTGATCCCTGACGAGCCCGAGAACTGGAAAGACCTCGCGAAGCGGGCGGCGCTGACTTACCTGACGGTGAAGCCGCTGTCGTCGGTGGATATCGGCTCCACACAGGGGTTGGGCTGGTACGGGCAGTTGCCACCCGAGGTGCGCTCCGCGATCTCAGATATTCACATCGCGCTGGGCGTTGGATCGTCATGGGAGGATCTTGCGAGCGTGGCCCCCCACTTGGCTGCGACCAAGGAGGCTCAGGCCGCGAAGATCCTGTGGTGGGATCGTGGCTACGACTTCGGGGACGACGTGGTGGCCGCCGTGGACTACAACGAGGGCGTGCTCGTCCCCGACCCTGCATTCGGGAAGCCTCCGGTGAGCGGCCAGTTCGGCAAGTTGCCCAAGGGCGTCATGGTCTTGAATGGCGCACAGCCGATCTCGGACTTCTACAGCCAGTTGGATTCCAAACTGATCGGTGACGAATCCGTAGAGTTTGACGATCTGGTTGCTGATACTGGGATGCAGGTGATGTACGCCGCGATGGTGCAGTACGCGCAGGATCCCCAGTTCTGGAAGCAACTGGCTGTTGATCAGTGGCATCCCACGAATGAGCACGACAGGCGCGTTCTTGGTCTGGTGATGGCTGTGCACTATGTGAGTCAGGCGCTGTTCGAGGACGTGGGTTTCAGCGGAGCGCCTGGGCCAGTGATCGCGTTCATGGAAGAGCACTACATAGAGGACGTGCCTGATTACGACCAGCCTGAGAAGGCGTTGCAGCACGTCGCGAACGACGCCAGCGGATCCAACTTCATGCAGAACTTCGAGAAGTCCTGGCTGGAGGGTTCGGTGTACACCGGATCGTCCACGGATGAAGAACTGGAGTCTGAGCGTCGGTTCCTTCGGATGATCGGGCTGGATCCTGATAACCCCGGGAAGCGCCTGGATGCTCCTGAAGAGATCGCCAAGAGTCTGGTAGCGCCGAAACAGCCGAAGTCCTGGGACGACGTTCCCGCCACCGAGCGGAAGTTCAACTTCACTGACGAGCAGCGGGAGAAGATCGCCTACGACCTCGGCGTGGACAATCCCACGCTGGTGCTGTCCACAGGCAAAGTCACTGATAACGGCTACATCGAGGTCTGGGCGCTGGGCAATCAGGTGTCGTACCGGAACTTCGTGAACGCCGACGGGCAGTTCAAGTGGGACGACTGGGAGCCAGATAACAACGGCTACTACATGCTGCAGGGCGTTCCGGCGTGGAAGGACGACGCTGCAGGCTTCGAGACGTGGAAGAACCACGCCTATCTCGCGTTCATGGAGGCAGGCGGACCTGAACTTCCCTACGACGTGGGCGGTGTAAACAGTCTCACTGATCCCACCACGGTGACGGTCAACGGTCAGACCCTGCACTTCGAGATAGCCCAGTTCTACCCCGAGACGGTTGACTTGACGATCTACCCGGGTCAGCAGATCTGGGAGGCGGGCGACGTTCCTGCGTACCTCTACGACCCCGTGGCCGACGCCTACTTCGAGGTCAGCGGGGAGCCGCTGGAGGTCAAGGATCTCGCGCAGGGCAAGCAGGTGCGGGTGGCCAAGATCCCGCAGGACATGGCGCTGACGGCCCATAACCTGCCCACAGGGCAGTTGTCGGTGCCCAAGGGGTCAGGTGGCCCTGAGCCCGTGTACGCCCTTCCTGGTGGCCTGTATGCCTCGAAGAAGGACATTCAGGAGGCGATCAAGACCCTGAAGGCGTCCAAGGGGATCATGGTCAAGCAGCCGCTGGAGAAGGCGGGATCCCCGCTGGCGGCGATGGACTACCACGCGATTGCCGAGCCTCACAAGTCCAAGTACGAGGGGGACGCCGACAAGACCAAGCACGCTCTGCTGGACGCGCTGGAAGAGATCATCACGAAGGATCCCACTGAATCCGGCTACTCCGGTAAGGAGATGAGCAAGCAGTGGGCGAAGGAGGCCGCGAAGGTTCCTGGGGTGACGGGCGTCAGCAAGCCTCCCACCGAGCCTCGGCTGCAGGTGCACTTCAACGCCGACACCCACGGGGCGTGGTCGTTCCAGAAGAGCGAGGCGACGTTCTCGCTGCCCACCAACGCGATCCTGGTCTACGCCAGCGGTGGCGAGTACGCCTCTGCGTACACCGACGAGGTGATTCCGGCGTGGCGGCGTGGTCTGGTCGGGTTCTGGACGGTCAAGGACGGTAAGCCCGACAAGTTCCACGGGCTGGAAGTGGGCACGGGAACTGGCAAGAGCCCTCTTGGGGACACCCATGAACAGTTGGCTCCTGATTCTCCCAATTCGTATGGAGCCAACTCCTACAAGTACGTGGGTGTGCCCACGCTGGTGCTCACGCAGGGCAAGTGGACTTCTGATTACGGGCTGAGCAGCCTGGACGAGGCCATCGGGTACTCCGAGCAGCAGGGCGAGCAGGCCGGAATGAGCGAGCCTGCCAGTAGTGGCCCCGAAATGGTTTCGGTGGAGTTGAACGATGTGGGGAAGTCGTTCTCTGTGGAGGTTCCTGTCACAGCGGTGCTGGTGTACAACAACTCGTCTGAATCCGGCAAGCCATTCGGGTGGGTGGACACCACGGAGGCTGTCCCTGGTAACGCCATGATGTTGCACTACTTCGATGGGGATGGCATTACCACGATGGACTTTGGAGAGTGGTTCACCTCCGACGTTGCTCCCTCCATGTCGTTCAACACTGCGTCGGGAGACAAGGACGGTGTGCCTAACTCGAAGGGCTACGTCGGCTTCGGTGCGGTGCTGGCGTCACTGGGCAACTTCGATCTGCTGCCGTATGCCACAAAGATGATTCTGACGAACGCTGTGGAGTATAAGGCGAATCATCCTGACGCTGATATCAGTCAGTCGTTGGCGATGGGGTATGAAACCGCCAAGATGACTGACGCCGTGTCGGGTGTCCCAGACCTTGCGTTCGGCTATGAGATTGCCAAGAAGTGGATGGATGTGAACGGCCTTCACACCACCTCGGCCAAGCAGGTTGAGCAGATCGAGGTGGAGTGGGGATGGGCAGCCCCCGAGGGTTCCACCGTGCCGAAGAACTCCGTGCTGGTGATCCTCAAGGACTACCTGAAGGGCGGGTCGCCGGGGGTGATGGGCTGGGTGGATCCGGCTGACCCTGACACTTTGTGGTATCCCACGATGGACGCTGGCGTGACCGGATCACTGCCGTTGAAGCAGTACCTGAGTGACGCGAGCGTCATAAAGGACAAGGTTCGGTTCGTGAAGGCCGAGGTCTACGCTGATAATCCCGCCAACGGCGGCGCGCTGACGCTGGAGAGCGCGCTCAAGGTGGAGGTCGGTAAGGCCATCTCGAAGGATCTGCCGCCGAACGTGACTCTCACTGACGCCGGGGAGTTCCAGGTGACCTTCGACGGTCACACGATGGAGATCCCCGCCGACGCCCTGATTGTGATGAACGACAAGAAGATCGTGGGCTACGAGCGTATCGACGCCGACGGCCACATCTACGCCTATCGTGCGTACAGTTCCGGTTCCGTTGGTTGGCTGGCTGAGAAGCCCGGGAAGTTGGAGGGGATCGCTGATTTCCCGAGTAAGGGGAATTGGGGTTGGGAGAAGAACACTCACTTCCCGGTCACGTCCCTGATTGGGCAGTCCCAGCCTCTGGATCACAACTTCGACCCCACAGGTCTGGAAGTGAGCCCACTCAAGGGGTCAGTGCTGATCACCTACCCGCCGTTCAAGAAGACGGTGGGGGGCAGCACAGGCAAGCCTGAGGTCGGTTCGCAGCCGGAAGCCCCTGATCTTGTGGAGACAATTGAGGCGACGAAGAAGATCCAATTCATCGAGTCCGATGCGCAGAACGCTCTGAACATGGTCAAGGACGGTTGGACGGGTTCGTGGACGGATTGGCACCCGACTAACTACAACGCCGACTTCGATGAACTGTCCATTGGGGCGCAGGCGGTGCTGTTCGGTATGGTGCGCGATTTGATGGACAACGCTGCGGCTGTTGTTTCAATGTCCCCAAGCGATGCTCGGCAGACGCTGGTTGAGTGGGCGCAGGCTCACGACGACGATCTTCACGCGGTGTACGGCTACTCGTCGGCACTGCCTGCTGTGTTCGGGTGGCTGGTCAACCACAACCTGACCCAGGTGCCTTCATGGGGCGACCCCAAGGGGCAGGCGGCGCTCATGGCCTCTGATGCTGAAGGCACAGAATGGGGATCACTGCTCGCGAAGTACGTGCTGGGCAAGCCCATCCCGAACACCGGGGGCAACGTCGAGGGCTACACCACGAAGATCTTGAAGATTCTGGGGCTCACCCCTGATGTTCCCGGCGCTGCCCCTTCCTGGGGTAAGAAGAAGGCGGGCTCCAAGGCGAAGAAGCCCAAGAAGGTCGGCCCTGTCCCTCCGCATGTGACAGGGGATGCCGCCTCCCTGAAGCCCTTCCACCCGCCCGCAGCAGGACGCTGGGGCAAGAAGGGCTCGAAGGGGTATGTGGATGTGTACTCCGACGGCAGCGGCGTGTACGTGTCTCCTGCGGGCAAGAAGACCACGCTGGACGCGGCGAAGGTCAGGGATCGGATCGCGAAGGGGCTGACGCTGCAGGTTCCCGCCGAGCCGCTGCCTTACCGGGGTGTGCCGGGAGCCACCTATCGGCTCTTGACCATCGACGGTAAGCAGGTACTGGTCGAAGGCAACGGCCCAAACGGTGTGAAGGGGATCAAGTACACAGCCTTCAAGATCCTTCCTGATGGCAGCGTGGAAGCCCGAAACGATCAGGACACAACGGTGCCGTCGGAGATCCTGACCCCCCAGGAGTTCGCGGATCTGGCGTTCTCGGACACCTACCAGAACGCCGGGATGCTGGTCGCGAATCTGGGCAAGGCCAACAACATCCCGCTGTTCAAGGACGAGGAGCAGGCCAAGGCGTGGGCTGACGCCAACGGCGGGTATCCGCTGGCTGGCGGGTACTACAGCAACCCTGATCAGTTGATCCCCAACGACTCTGGGTACATCGAGGCGTTGGAAGGTAGCCTGTACGACTTCAGTTTCTGGATCAGCAAGTGGAATCAGGAGCACAACTACAGTCAGAAGATCACGGGGATGGGGCTTTCGATTCCCATCGCGGAGGGACAGTACGACTCCCCGGGTGCGTCGGTGCGGCGGCTGTACTACACCCTGCGCAGGGCGTACGGGATCGACCCCGATAAGGACATGTACACCCCGGTGCGGGAGGGCTCCTACGATGAGGTCGGCCCGTTCTACGTGAACAAGGACACCAAGGGTGTGTGGGCTCCCCGAGGCATCGTGTCTCAGACGGTGTACTCCACGCTGGACGTGGATCAGTCGGCTAAGGAGTTGACCGACTGGATGACTGGGCTGGTGACGGACATGGGGCTCAGCGGGATTCTGTTCCCGAAGAAGTCGATGTACGTCAAGAGTCAGAAGCAAGAGTGGATCCTCGCGTTCAGGACTGGGGACTTCGCGAAGATCAAGCAGATGGAGAAGCAGAACGGCAACGAGAACCCTGCGCTTGACGGGCTCCCCGATAAGGTCTACTGGGAGGCTCGGATCCCCACCGAGATCCCGGCTGGGATGCCTATCGGGCAGTGGTCGTCAGTCCCGGTGTTCAACTCGATGCCTGATGATAAGGCCACTCCTGAGATCGACAACTACCTGCTCGCGGCCAAGTGCGCCCACCCTGAGTACCTGTCGTATTCGGAACGCAAGGCGTGGGTGATCAACCACTTGCAGGGGAACGCACGGCTCATTCGGGTGCTGTCTCAGCGCGCAGAGCAGCGGATCCGCAAGGGCGACGATCCACATACACCGGAGCCCGTGTACACCCCCGGGGTGACGCCTCAGTCGCTGTGGGAGCCTCACGTCAAGTCGATCCTGCAGGCTGATCTCAGCAGTGTTACGTGGTCGCTGCAGGAGAGCATCTACGAGGAGTTCTACAAGGACGAGATGGCGGGCAAGACGCTCTCGCAGGTGATGAAGGCGTACCCGCATCACGCGGAGTTCTGGCGGTCGCTGTTGTCGCAGGCCGCTAACGTCCCGCTGGCCCAGGTGGCGTCCACGTCGTCGTTCCCTGAGAAGAAGTCGTCGTTCTACTTCAAGTCGATGTTCGACAACGCGAAGAAGGCCGAGAATCTGGCCAAGGCCGAGGCGTCGAAGATCCCGGTGCTGCACATCCCGGCGAGCAAACTGAATCTGCCGCTGGAGAAGGGCACCCACCCGTGTTTCGTGGTGGAGGATCAGAACGGAGATCCGTGGTTCTTCAAGCAGATGCCTGAGAAGTTCCGCGTGGACGTGGAGGTCATGGCCAACGAGTTGGCCCATGCCGTCGGCTACGACCTGATTCCCGAGGTGATGCCCGTCACGGGTGACAAGGGTCAGCCTCCGCACCAGATGGGCGGGAAGATCGGGTTCGCGCAGCGGTATCAGCCGAACCTGGGGACGATCAAGGGCAAGAAGGTGTCCAGTCTGACCCTGACTCAGCAGACGGATATCGCCTTGGATCACGTCCTTGACTGGTTCATCGACAACGACGACGGCCACAAGGACAACTTCCTGATTACTGAAGATGGTCACCTTGTGCCCATCGACAAGGGCCGTGCCATGAAGCACTGGGGGGTGTGGGACGGGCTGGCCGGGAACACCAGCGCGAACCACAACGCTTCCCTGGCGTCCACGGAGTTGTTCGAGGCGATCAAGAACCACGAGATCTCCGAGAAGGACGCGCAGGCGATCTACAAGGCGGTGATGCAGCAGGCTGCGAAGATCCAGGGCACGCCGTGGGCTCCGCTGGAGGACATTATTCGCCAGGGGCAGGCGCGGCGTACCCAGTGGTATCCGTCGCACACCCCGCAGAATGTCGATGATCTGGTGGAGAAGGTCAAGTTCCGGCACGACCACATGACCGACGACATGGAAGCCGTGTGGTCGAAGGTGCTGGCCCAGGCGGGCTACGAGAAGCCGCCGACGCCCAAGCCCCCGGTGCACGACATGTACGAGTCGGTGGACACGCAGTTCGCGGTGAACCTGGACGAGACACGCACGCTGGGACAGTCTCTGATGGTGGCCAGCCCGACATGGGAAGAGGGACACCTGCTGTTCTGGACTGACACCCAGAAGCAGGAGCGCGTGGCACACGGTCAGGGCTACCTGATCGGGCCGAAGAAGAAGAAACTGTACACCGACCTCCACGACGCGGCGGGTGGCTCGAAGTCCCCTCAGACGCCCGAGGACTCGCACGCCCAAGAGGTCGATTCACAGTTGCACGACCTGATCACTGCGCAGCACAACACATGGCGCAAGATGGCTCAGAACCACTCGAAGACGGTGATGGGTGAGTCCGAGACTCCGGTGACGGTGGAGGAGGCTGAGACGCAGTACGCCCAGTCCGTGGAGCAGTGGAAGGCGATGCGGGCCAGTTGGGAAGCCGAGTACGGCGAGGACATAAACCCTGCCTATCTGGATGCACTGGAGGCGCAGGCGTACTACTGGTACGAGTCGATGCGCAAGGAGTTGACCGACGCGATTCAGGAGAAGCGCAAGTCGGTCAGGCCCAGGTTCAACAAGCCGAATCTGCCTGTGACCAACCAGCCCGGGAGCGACTGGGGGCAGCAGTGGCGCATCACGAAGGATCACCACGAATCCACTACGGTGTACAAGACGGGCGAGGAAACCGCCTACGAGATGCCTGTGCCACAGAAGATGGTGCTGTTCGCGGCCAAGCCTGAGTCCAAGGAGAAGGCCGAGACAATCTTCGAGAAGCGGTTCCCCGAGTTGGCCAAGATGGGCGTGACCCTGACGGTGGAGAAGATGCAAGGCCCAGACGGGGAGTTGCATCACCGGACGCTGGACATGGAATCGGATTACATGACCAGTTCCGGCTACGGCAGTGGCTACGAGTACGTGCTTACTCTGCCCACGGGTGAGAAGGTGCGGGTGGCTGGCCCGTCCAGCCTCATCACTGCGGGTGCGGAGCAGTCCACCTCGGCGTTCGGCCCACTGCTCAAGGGAACCTCGAACCTGATGAGCATGGGTGGGCTGGTGCGCTGGGACGGCAACCCGGGCCAGGACGTGCAGGAGATGTGGGAGCACGTACGTCCGGTGGTCAATGCGCTGGAGCCTGTGGTCGATGTGACCGACCAGGATCTGCAACTGATGTATTGGCGCATGATGTGTGGGACGTACCAGACCCACGCGATGATCCCGGCTGATAGGTTGGCACTCAACGAGGCAGTCGCGGCGAAGGCCAAGGAGTTGGGAGCCCCGGCAAACCTGTTCGGGAAGGTGGAGTCCGAATCTCACGGTAAGCCGAATCGGGGTGGGATGCTGACAACCTTCCCGACGGACATTCTGGCGCAGGCTGGAATGAGCCCCGAGGACGAGTTGGCGTTCTGGCAGGAGTTGTTCACCCCGGTGGTGGGCGAGCAGATGATGAAGCAGTTCCTCGACAACGAGGGCTGGAGGCCGCGCTTCGAGCACGACATAAAGTCGGGGCTGCCGTTCATGCACCCGTACTGGCAGCGCGCTGATATTGACTATCTGTCGTTGAAGGAGCACTGGCTGATCCATGGCGGGATGGATCTTCGGCACATGGTGTGGACGCCGCTGATCTGTACCGACGAGCGGGTGCGGGCCGTGCACCAGTATTGGAACTCCGGTCAGAGTTCAGACTCGGATCAGGCCAACGGGGCAGGCGGTGTGGTGTACACCCGGGACAGGCACGGAGCCACCCCAACCGGAAACGGTCTGATCATCAGTCCGATTGTGTATGGCCGGATCGGTGTGTACAGCGCCCCGTACGACGCTTGGGGGCATCCTGAGAAGCGTATGCACAACTCCCCGCTGATGCCCGAGGACATGTTCTGGTACTCAGGAAACCACGGCACCCCCGCCCATGAGGTGTGCGTGAAGTGGCAGATCGGGATGGACAACGTGTACGCCATCGGGGATTCCTACGGGTCTGCAGAGTTCCAGACCTGGATGAAGAAGTACGGGATCACGGAGATGGGCGGCAAGCCTGTGGACGAGATCGTGGGTAAGGGCCATGCGGGAAAGCACCGTAAGGAAGAGTTCGAGCAGATCAAGAAGTCGCTGGAATCAGGAGGCTGGATATGAGCCCAGAAGATAAGTGGCGCGACAAGATTCTGAGGGCGTTCCCCCGGGGGTTCAAGGTGACCTCCGAGCGGGTTCCACCCCGGTACATCGAGAACCGTGCGTTCCAGGTGGATATGGAGGGGTTCGATCCGGCTGTGACCGCCTTCGTCGGCCCACAGGCACCCAAGAACTTCTGGTGGGTGCTGCAGTCCGTCACGGAGAACAAGGACGGCTCCTGGGATGTGGTTACTCCCACCGAGTCGCAGCACTGGACGCCGATGACAGACGAGGAGTACGGCCCTGTCACCGAGGAGTGGGACAGGTTCTTTCACGAGAGGAAGAACTGGTGAGCACTGAGTTCGAGATCGACCCCAAGACGGGCGAGGTCTTCCCATTGACCTCCGATGTGTTCCTGGCGCACTACGACTTCAACATGGTGCCGCTGGGGATCTGGAGGATCAGCGAGGCCGAGCAGGTGCCGATGTACCGGGAGGACAACGGCTCGGCGCAGGAGGGTGCGCAGGCGGCGTTCGAGTCGCGGAAGGGCACGTATACGTCGTGGGCTTCGGTGGTGGATCGGATTCTGTATTCCTCGGACGCCTACAACCGCTGGGGGCTGCTGGACAACTCAGATAACAAGAGCCTGTTGGAGTTGGCTCGCGATCTCGGTATCCGATAGGAGAGGTATGACAGTAGGAATCTTCCCGTCCCCCGAGGCTGACTTCCTTGAGTTGAGCCGCTCCAAGCGCGGGCGGCTGTACAAGAAGCACATCCTCACCAAGGGGACGCTACGCCACCCCGCCACCAAGCGGGACGTGAAGGTGGACGACCAGTTCTTCGACGCTCTGGTGGCCAACTTCTCGAACAAGGTCTGTGACATTGTGCAGGTGCCGATTGCCGGGGCCAACAACGAGCACACCGAGGATCCCACCCGCAACATCGGTGAGGTTGTGGAACTGCAGCAAGAGGGCGACAAGTTGTTCGCGGTGATCGACGCCCGGGACGCGCAGTACGCCGACAAGTTGGGTTCGACGCTGTTGGGGGCGTCAGCGATGATCCACCCCAACTACGAGGATGCGAAGACGGGTGCGAAGGTCGGCCCGACTCTGCTGCATGTGTGCGTGACGAACCGTCCGTACATCACCGAACTTGACGACTACGAAGAGTTGATTGCCGCAACCGCCGATAATGTGGGGGACGCGGCAATGTTTACGCCGGAGGAGGCAGCCACAATGACACGCGACGAGTTGATCGAGGCGCTGAAGGCCGAGCACGGTATCGACGTGCCCGCGCTTCAGGCCCAGGTGGAGATGGCGTTCTCCGCGTCGTCCCTTTCGGACACCCTCATGGAGATCATCGGGGAGGTTCCGCTGGAACTGTCCGGCGGCACCCGTGACGAGGTGATCACCAATGCGGTGCAGGAGATCGTGACCGAGAACCTGAGCCTGAGTGCCCAGTTGGAGGATCTTGCCGAGCAGGCACGGATCGCCAAGGTGGACTCCCTGGTGGAGGAAGGCCGGATCCTTCCGGCGCAGCGGGATGCGTTCATCGAACTCTCCGCATCCAACCCTGATCTCTTCGAGAAGATGGTTCCCGAGGAGCCCCTGGTTCGCCTCAGCAACGAGGACGGAACGTCGTTCACGGACTCTCGTGGAGAGCAGTTCGAGGACGAGGTAGTAGCAGAAATCCAGCGGTACACCGCGTCGGACGGCCCTGCTGTGCAGGCCGGATACATCAAGTAAGGAGATTGAGCCACAATGGCAGATCAGGTTGGAAACGCGGTTCCCGTGCCGGGGCAGTTCGATGAGGGCTCGGTCACCGATTCGGAACTCCTGTACTCCACCGTGGGGTACACCCAGAAGGGTGTGACGCTCGCCGGGGGTCAGGGAATCCTCTACGCAGGTACGGTGCTCGGACGGGTCAGCGACTCGAAGAAGTGGGCGCAGTACGACAACAGTGCCAGTGACGGCACCCAGGTGGCGCGGGGCATCCTCCGCAAGACCACCGACACCGGGACTGGGGAAACGGCCCAGGACGTGCAGGCGAACATCGTGATCCGAGGCATCCTCAAGAACGCCCTGATCTCCGGTGCCGACGCCAACGCCCTGACTGACCTCAACGCCCGCCAGGACACCGTGCTCGGGACGTTCACGTTCTAGTACGGTCGGAATCCCCGGTTCGTTATCTCCGCACGACGAACCGGGGATTTCGTTTGTGGAGGTTCAGTGCGGAATCCCCCGATAGTACGAATGACAGACCAGCCAGTGACCTCTCGCAGGTGGCGCAGGTCGGCAGCCCCAGCCAGGGACTGCGCTGCAACCCTTCAGTAGGCACGACGAAAGGACTCCTACGGTGCCTGACATTTCTCTGTTGAACCCAGTGGTTCTTCGGGGCGTGGTGGAGAAGTTCACGGCCCCCGAGTCCCTGATCATGCTTCGCTCTGTCCCCAAGACCCCGTGGCCGTACCCCACTGCCACCTGGGACGTGATTCGCGGTAGCCGTATGGTCGCGAAGCCCAACGTGCCCAACTCCGAAGCGCACATCGTGCCTCGGCTCGGTCGGTCGCAGGAAAGCGCCGCGTTCGTCTACCTTCGTGAGAAGAAGGTCTTCGAGCCGACCACCCTGCACTGGCTGCGCCAGCCGGGAGATCTCGCCAAGGCCAACGCCGAGGCTGCGGTCATGCGTGAGGTCGGTGACCTCAATCAGCGTTTCGACAACTTCGCTGAATACTGCATCTGGCAGGCACTCACCGGAGAACTCACCTTCGACTACGACGACGTGCAGGCGTCGGTGGACTACAAGTTCGCCAACTCGCACAAGCCGACCGCCAGCCCGCTGTGGGCCAGCGCCACTCCGTCGCAGATCATCGGTGATGTTCGTGCGTGGAAGCGGCTCATCGCCCGTGACGGTCGGGTTCCGGCCAAGCAGGCGTACGCCACCGAGGCCACGATCAGCCTCATCTTCGACGCTTACGCCCAGACGGCCAGCAGCAACGCCCCGTTCCTGCTCTCTGACCGGATGAAGGATCAGTATTACACCACTGGCACCCTTCCCGGCTTCATGGGACTTGACTGGACGACCTGTGAGTCGATCTACGAGACGGACGGCGGCACTGAGACGCTGTTCCTGGCCGACAACAAGATCGTGCTCGGCAACTTCACCGAGGGTCGCCCCATCGAACTGATGGAAGGCCCGACGGCTGATGACGAGGCTCCCGAGGCGTACACCGGGAAGTTCGCCAAGACCTGGAAGGAGAAGGATCCCTCGGCTCGCCAGTACCTGCTTGAGTGGAACCTCCTCCCGGTCATCACCAGGCCGGAACAGTTCGTCTATGCCAGTGTTTAGGTGCTAATGTTGGGCTCGTGAACAACGAGTACCAGAAGTGGACACCTGAAGAAGCCGCCTTGTTGAAAGACAGGGCGGCTTCTTCGACTGTGCAGGAGTTGGCAGAAGAACTGGGCCGACCAGTGAAGATGGTTCGCTGGAAGGTCAAGAAACTGGGGCTGACCACCAAGGATGGGCGGAAGAACTCTGGTCGCCCTCGTACAAGGTGGACTCCAGAACGGTTATCGTACCTTCGGGTACACGCTTCAGAGCCTTCATCCCAGATTGCGGAGCATCTTGGACTTTCTGTGGCGCAGGTTCGGGATGCTCGTTACAGGTACGGAATCCAGGGCCGTGGAACTTCACGTAAGCACAGCGCCGAGGAGGTTGCCCGTCGAATCGAGCCCCTGCGGGGACTGCACAAGGTGGACAGGAGTCAGCCGCGAGAGTGCTCTCAGTGTGGGGAAATCAAGCCCATCTTCCAGTACCCCTCAGAGGACACAATCCAGTCATCGTTGTGCGAAGGCTGCCGGAAGGAGAAACGCGCTGTTCAGCACATGAAGACAGATCCTGATGTTGCACGGCAGAGGCATCTCGTGAAACTTCTGCGGCAGTACACCATGAGTGAAGAAGATTTCCATGCGTTGGTAGACGCTCAGGACGGGCTGTGTGCAGTGTGCGGGCATTTGATGCATGGCGCGGGCGCATTCAAGATGACCTTCGACCACGATCACAGGTGTTGCCCAGGAACCAAGTCCTGTGGGGAGTGCGTCCGTGGGCTGCTTTGTCATCGGTGCAACGTGATGATCGGATTCCTTGAGGGGTTTGTGCAGCGTGGCGGAGATCCGCAGCGGATTGTTGATTACCTGTCGTAGTTCCAGACCGATAGTGTGAGTACGGACGAAAGGAGAATCCCGTGGAGGAGAGTCCCAAGGAATCAACCGTTGCCGAGGAAGAGGTCGTGGTTGAATCGTTGACCACTGATCCCGAGGAGGCAGCGCCCAAGAAGCGTGGTCGTCCTGCCAAGGCAGCCAGCGCAGGCAGCGGCGACACGATCCTGCTGCACATCGTGGAGGACGGGTTCACCGCCTCGGGCGCGGTGTGGATGCGCGGGCAGGAGTTGGAGTTCAAGAAGGACACCCCTGAGTACCGCGACACCCTGGATCGGACAGGCAAGTCCTGGCTGGATCTGCTCGGGGACGACGCAGCCCAGATGGAGATGTTCGGGAAGGTCATGTTCCGGCCAGGGCCGTGGCCGGGAGCGGGATTCGAGGTGCCGGAAGCACAGAAGGCCGAGGAACAGCGGGGTCGGAAGCCACCGCGCCTCGGGGACAAGATCTAGAGGAGTGACCAATGTTGTCTGCGCCGAGCACAGCGGATCTGGCTGATTTCACGGGCACTGACGTGTCCGAGTATTCGGCGTTCGCGGGACAGGCTCTGGCGCAGGCCACATTGCTGTTCGAGTTGGCCACCGGGATCACTGAATACCCGACGGACGCCGCCCAGTACGCGCTGGCGATCAACGGGATCTGTGAGATGGCCGACAAGATCTACTCGTCGCAGCCCTACGCTCAGGCGCTGAACAGTCCGTTCCAGTCCGAGAGCATTGGATCGTACTCGTACAGCAAGGCCCAGAAAGCCCTCTCTCGCGGTGATTTGACCGGGGTGGCATGGTTCGACCTTGCTCTGCAGAGACTGGCTGTACGGCCCCTTGTGGAGGCTTCTGCGAGCAGTCTGTTCGAGACGATGCCAGAGTGGCCCGCTGACACCAACCTGGAGTCGTTCGACAGGCCGTTCGGGTAGGCCGAGATGCAGCATCTGTTCTCATCCACCGTGTCGGTCAGCAGGCTCAGCGTCAGTGACGGCGGCGGCGTGCCGCTGTATTCGTTCGACGTGGTGAATCCGAGTCTGCGCTGTCGGCTGGATCTGAACTTCCTGCGTCCCGGTAAGGATCAGCCCCCGGCTCCCGAGGCAGGGCGGGCACCGGATCGCGTCGGGGTGCTGTTCTGCAGCGCGACTGCGGATCTGCGGGCAGGAGATCGGGTCACGGCGGTGGGCGGCCCTGTGGATGGGGTCTTCGAGATCCGCGTGGTTCCTGATGTTGCCACGGACTACGCCAGCGGGCACCACAAGGAGGTGCAGATCATCGAGGTCGCGCAAGCGTTCCCCGACGACTACACCTTCGGGAATGAGGGCTGATGCATCAGGTGCACATCTTCGCCAAAGAGGTCATTGACGAGTTGGAGCGGCTGCAGAAGCCTGATTTCGAGGAGATCCAGGCGCTGGAGAACGTGCTGTCCGAGGTGTTCGCGCTGACGCAGGCCGAGGTGCACGTCATCACGGGCTCCCTGCGGGGTTCCGGTAAGACCTGGAGCGACTTCGACGGTGAGGCGTGGGAGGGTGGTGTGTCCTACGGTGGGCCGAGCATGGGGTTCATCAACGATCCGGTGGAGTACGCCTTCTACGAGTGGCGGCGCGGCGGCGCACACGACTTCTTCGGGCATGTGCACACCATCGACCATCGGTTCTCCGACGCGATCATCGAAGGGCACCTAGAGGAATGAGCACATCGCTGGCGCAGGGCGCTCGGGAGCATCTGGTGCAGTACGCCCCATTGCGTGTGCTGCTGGGCAGCGGCAAAGGGTTCCCGACGTGGATCTTCCGGGGGCAGGACGATCTGTCGAAGCCGTACGTGAACATGGAGGGCACGGGGCAGGCGGCGCTGCTGCTGCGTCAGGACGGCGGCTGGACGACCCCGAATCGTCACAACACCATGTCGTTCCCCCGGCTGGTGGTGGAGTGCTACATCGACCCTGAGCGGGACGCGCTGGGCAACGAGGTCGGCCCTGATGTGATGAGCCGCTTCCAGTCGATCTGGACGATGGTGGATCGGTATCTGCGCAACGTGGATCATTCGGTGGTGATGTGGGGCGACATTCGCACGCTGGGCTGTGACCGCCTGGACGAGTGGTCGGTGTTTGCGCTTCCCGATGGTGGAGGTATCAGGGTTTCCCGGGCGGGCTTCGGAGTCACGCTCGGGTGAACGTCTAGAAGGCCGAGGAGCCGAAGATGAGAGTTCTGGTCGCTGTCCCGTTGAGTGTCTACTCAGGGTACGGAAATGACGGCATCGGTCTGATTATGGCGCTGCTGCGCAAGGGCATCGACGTGCGTGTGCGCCCCACCCATGTGGATCCCCCGCTGCCCAAGGAGATCGCCCACCTGCTGACCCAGGAGTTGGAGCCCCCGTTCGATCTGTATCTGAACCACGTCGATCCGCTGCAGTTGAAGCAGACTGATCACAACGCGGAGCACGCGACGATGAGCGTGGGTTGGACGATGTGGGAGATGACCAGCCTCGCCAACGCCGAGCCCGAGGACGTGGCGAACATCCCTGAGAACACCGAGCCCTTCGATCTGGTGCTGGGCTACGACCCTGTGAGCGTGCAGGCGCTGTCCACGGTGCTGCCTGTGGAGAAGTTGGGGATGTTGCAGGGAGGGTTCACGCCAGATATCTGGAAGCCTCCGGTGGAGCGGGACTGGACAGGAGATCGGTTCGGGTTCTGCATGGTCGGGCAGTTGCATGACCGCAAGGATCCGTTCACGGCCATCGAGGCGTTCCGCGAGTTGAAGCAGGAGAAGGGGGAGGCGTTCGAGGGCGCGGAGTTGCACCTGAAAGCGCAGCCTCTGGATGCCAAAGTGCTGACCCCGTTTGGGTGGGCTTTCATGGGGGATCTTCAGGTGGGAGATCTGGTGTGCGCGCCTGATGGGTCAGTGCAGACGGTGCAGGGGGTGTACCCCCAGGGGGAGCAGGACATTTACGAGGTGACCTTCAAGGGTGGAGCGACCACGCGGTGTACGGAGGATCACCTGTGGGTTACTCGGACTTTGCACCAGAAGGCGTGGACGGTGAAGCCCTTGCAGCAGATGCTGGGGGAAGGTCTGAAGGCGGGGAAGTCCTATCGCCATCGTGTGCCTCTGACAGACCCTGTGGTGGGACTTTCTGACCCGTGTCGCCATGATGCGATGGACACCTACCTGTTGGGAGCGCTGTTGGGTGATGGGGCGCTCACTCAGGGGGCCGTTGTGGTGGCAGCGGAGCCTGAGATGGTGGAACGGCTGTCGAAGATCGTCGCAGATAATGACTGTGATTTGGTTCCCACGGGTCGCCCCTATTGCTACGGGATCCGCTCGTCGGACGGATCTCGTGGTACGCCCATCCTTCAGACGCTGCATTCGTTGGGGCTCATGGGGAAGAAGGCGCACGAGAAGTCGGTTCCTGTGCCCTACATGTTCGTGGATCCCGCGCGGCGGTTGTCGTTGTTGCAGGGTTTGATGGACACCGATGGGACAGTGAACGAGTCGTCGGGAATGGTCGCGTTCTGTTCTACGTCGGAGCGGTTGGCGGCTGATGTGGCTGATCTGGTGCGGAGTCTGGGAGGTATTGCGGCACTGCATACTCCGTATGTGGGGAAGTGGCGCGATGCTGACGGCGTGTACCACGAAGGGCGGTTGGTGCATTCGGTACGTATCACGCTCGGGGTGTGTCCGTTCCGGTTGACGCGGAAGGCGAAGGCGTGGGAGAAGGTGTGGGGACGTAGGAAGCACGCTTACGAGCAGTCCCTGGTTGATGTGCAGTTGGTGGGTAGGGCGCAGGCCCAGTGCATCAAGGTGTCGGGCGCGGAGCAGACGTACATCACTGATGATTACGTGGTGACCCACAACACCAACATCCCAGGGCTGCATCCGATGATGGAGCAGTGGTGCCCGAAACTGCGGATCCACTACACGTCGTGGCCGCAGGAGGTTCTGAAGAAGTTCTACGCCGCACAGCATGTGCTGCTCGCCCCCAGCCGGGGAGAGGGCAAGAACGTCCCGGCGATGGAGATGATGACTACGGGCGGGGCGGTGATCGCCACCAACTTCGGTGGGCACACCCAGTGGCTGAACCGGGACTACGCCTACCCGCTGAACTACCAGTTGAACGAGGTCAACGGCATCGAGGGCTGTCTGTGGGCCAGCGCCAGCAAGGAACACCTCAAGGAACTGATGTGGCACGTCTACACCCACCGGGACGAGGTGCGGGAGAAGGCTCACAGGGCGCAGACGGCGATCCCCGAGATGTGCTCCTGGGACGCGGTGGTGGATCGCCTGATGGTGCTGCTGTCGAAGCGTGGTGACAAGGGTGCGCAGGTGTACTCCGCGTACCAGCGAATGACTGGAGGACGGGCATGAGTTCGGTGGATCTTCGCTGTCCGGTGGGGCCACGCAGGCTGCTGGCGATCCTTCGCCAGGAGGGCAAGAAGCCCACCTACCTGGAGGACAACACGGTGGAGTTCGCGTGCTCTGATTGCGCGAGGGCGGCTCGGCGTGAGGGTCGGGACGTGCTGCGGGTGCTTCACCGCTACAACTTCATCGGTGAGTTGGTGGACACCGAGGAGGTCATGCGCTCAGAGGTTCCTGACCTCGGCCACCGATAGTGTGGCTAGAGCCTGTGGGTAGGCTTCACGGTTCTGGATAAGGAGAAGGTGCTTTGGCTACCACGATCTTCGAGGGCTTCTCGATTTCGCACGCGGCGATCTTGAATGGCTCCACGGGCGCTGACGAGACTTGGGGTGACATTTACGGTGTGAGCGAGGGCAGCCTGGAGGCTGACATTGACTCGTTCGACAACACCGGAGACGACACCGTGCTCTCGTCGTGGTTCTGGTTCAACTACGCGACGGTGAGTATCACTGGTGGCTACGTCCCGTTCAGCACCATCGCGGCGCTGTCGGGCACCACGGTCACCTCGTCGGGTACTGCTCCCAACGACACCTATTCGGTGCCGCTGTGGAACAAGAGCAGCCTCAACCAGCCGACCCGCCCGATGCGGATCCGCGTTCCCTCCAAGGACAGCGCAGGAGCGATCCGCAACCTGGACTTCATCCTCTACAAGGTTCAGTTCGAGCCGATCTCGTTCGACGGCCCGTCGTACAAGGACGGCCTGAAGTTGAACTACAGCGGTCGTGCCCTGCTCTCGTCCACCGACGAGAAGGGCGGCGCGCTGGCTGACCCCGCTGTGGGTCGTCTGTACAACATCGCAGGCTGATAACAACTGAAGGAGAGCAGCGTGACTGCCAGTTCTGAAATCGACGCCCTTGACCCTGTGGACAACGCGACCTTCGAGTTGTCCACAGGGCTTGTCGTTGCCATCGAGCCGCTGAAGACCCGTCAGTTCTTCCGGCTGTTCCGCATCATCACCCACGGAGCCCCTGCATACCTGGAAGGCAGCCTCACGGGGCTGTTCGAGGGCGACTCCGAGGAGGTCACCACACGGTTGGTGGCCATGATCGTCTTCAGCGTTCCCGAGGCTGAAGAGCAGACGATGGACTTCCTGGCCAGCATGGTTCGCCCCGTCGGGCTGGAGCCTGATAACGGCAACAAGGCCGCTGCGATGCGCAATGACACCCGCTGGAACGAGGTGGAGGCCGCGATGGTCAACCCCTCGATGGACGACACCCTGGGCATCGTGGAGATGATCATCCGGCGCGAGTCGAAGGATCTGGCTGCCTTGGGAAAACGCCTAGTGTCGATGCTGGAGACGGCGACCAAGACGGGGCAGCAGAACGCTACCTCTCCGAAGGTCACCAAAGCATCGACCCGGAAGGCATCGTCGGATCCGTTGCCCGAGCCTTCGACCTCATCTCTTCCGAATACGGATGGGACGACGAGCGAATCCTCGGACTGACGATCCGTCGGCTGCGCCAGATCACCACGGCGATCAGCCTCCGCAAGTACGCCGAGGACTTCCGAGAGCGTTCCCTGACCGAGTGGTCGGTACGTACCCAGGCCATGTACACCGCCGCCACCGTGCCCACGCAGAAGGGCTCCAAGAACAAGTTGCTGGAAGCCGCTGCGAAGATCTCGCTGTTCGTCAAGCCCCGCACCGATTCTAAGAGCAAAGAGCCGGAAGTCGGTTCCTTCGAGCGCCTGATGCAGGTCGCAGGGAACATGACGAAACCTCGATAGAAGGAAAGGCGTACAGCGATGGCCGACCGCGAGTACAGGGTCATTTACAAGGCCGTCGCGGATTTCGCTGACCTGATCGAGCAGTCCAAACTGGCCGAGGATCGCCTGCGTGCCATGCAGGGCGCGCAAGAGGTTGATCGCAAGAGTCTGCGGGATCTGGACAAGTACACCGACGCGGTGGAAGAGGTCGGCAAGGCCGCTGCCGACGCCACGGATTCGCTGGGGGATCTGCGCGAAGAGCAGGACAAGGGCACTGAATCCAGCAAGCAGGCCACGAAGGCGCGCAAGCAGGAAGCCACCGCGATGCGGGACGTGGCTAGAGCCGAGGCCGAAGCCACCCGGGCTGCCCAGTCCTCGAACAAGACCAGCGCCGAGCGGATCCGGCTGCTGCTGGAGCAGAAGCGTGCCCAGGCTGAGATGCGGGCGGGTCTGGAGAAGATGCCCCGGGCGTGGGGACGCGACGAGGACGCCGCCAAGGAATCCGCACGGGCTACCCGGGACGCTTCACAGGCCACTGATACCCACGTCAAGAAGGTGCTCAGCCTGCGTACCGCGCTGAAGTACCTGACCGCCGACATGGTGTCGCTGCGCGAGGAGCAGGAGAAGGTCAGCGAGGAGACTGATCACGACTCCAACATGTTCTCTCGGTTGGCACAGCGGATCCTGCACATGGGTCGCAGTGCTGATACGGGCAGTGGTGCGCTGCATCGGATGACGACCAAGTTGCGTGACTTGAACGGGGGCACAGAAGACACCCGTTCGGCGCTGGGCAAGTTGGGTCAGGGGATCCGAGACTTGGCCTCTGTATTCAGGGGCTTGGGGATGCCCTCTCTGCTCATGTACGCCTCGGGCACTTTGGTGCGTGGTGTGTACGCCCTGGCTGGGGCGGTGACTGTGGCGGTTCAGGCGCTGGCACAGTTGGGGCCGTTGCTGGCGGCAGCCCCGGGTGGGATTCTGGCCATTGCGCAGGCGGCGCTTGGCGCGAAGGTGGCCATTGGTGAAGTCACCAATGCGATGAAGTTGTATCAGTCGGAGCAGAAGAAGGAAGGCCCGCAGACCTTCGCGGAAGCCCTCAAGGAAATGTCCCCGGCTACGCGGCAGTTCACCAAGGATCTGGTGAAACTGACCGACCAGTGGGGCAAGGTCAAGAAGGGCGTGTCCCAGGCGTTCTTCAGCCAGTTCGTGAAGGACATGGATAAGGTCAAGAGCCTGATTCCAACAGTCAGCGCGTTGCTGGAACGCGGTGCTGCCAGCGCCGGGAAGTTCGTGGACAAGGCGATCAAGCAGTTCTCCTCCCCGGTGTGGAAGGATGCGCTGGATGCGCTGAGCAAGTCCGGTGCGCGCACGATGGACAGCCTCGGGGACGCT